TTCGAATCCCACCACCCACCCTTCTAAAATTAAGTGGAAATCCAATAAACAAAAGGGTTTCCACTTTTCTTTTTGTATAGACACCATACTACTGAACTTTACAAGTAGGGTTTGAGTTCTACAAGTGGAATGAAAATATTAACTAATTATTGACTGAAATATGGCAACGTTTAAGGCAATGATAAAAAAGGGGAATAAAAAAGCCGATGGCACGTGGAATGTTGTTATTCGCTTTACGCATAAGACAAAAGTGCGCTTTATTCCTACTACAATATATATCACCAAAAAGGATATAACGGCTTCATTCAAGATAAAAAACGCAAATATACTCGATAGGTGCAATGACATCATAAAAGAGTATAGGAATAGATTAAGTGAATTAAGTCTTGAATTTAACGATATAGACATTGACACTATTGTTTCCTATATCCGACAAAAGAAAGAAAACAATGGGGTATCATTCACCGCTTTTGCAGCAAAATGGATTGAGGAATCTACCACTAAGGGCATAAAGAACTATAAAACGGCTATAAACGCTTTGTGTTCCTTTATAGGGCGTGATAATATCCTCTGTGAGGAAATCAACGTTAAGACAATGAAAGCCTTTGAGAATGCATTAAAAGACCGTCCAAGAGCACAATCTCTATACCCTAATTGTATCAAAACTATATTCAACGCTGCAAAGGAGTATTATAATGATGAAGATAATGATATTATCCGTATTAAGCACTCCTTAGACAAGTATAAGCCTGTAGAGCAGAACATAGCTGAAAAACGAGCCTTAGACGTGGAAACAATACGGAGGATATTTGCCATACCCTATGACAACATCAGAGTTAAAGGAAAGTCCAGCCGCCATGATTTGGCATTAGATTGTTTCCGTCTTTCATTCTGTCTTATGGGAATGAACTCTGCTGACCTCTTTAATGCCACCGAAATCGATGGGAATACAATAGTATATGACCGCATGAAAACAAAGGATAGGCGGAGAGATAAGGCTGAAATACAAGTGAAAATAACTGATTATATCAAGCCGCTAATTGAGAAATACAAGGGTAAAGAACGAGTATTTAACTTCTATGAGAGGTTTACCACTATGGAGAGTTTCAACCGTGCGATAAATATCGGACTAAAGGAGATTGGTAAAGAACTCGGCATTGAACGTCTACAATTCTATGCTGCCAGGCACTCTATGGCAACGATTGCCGTAAATGATGTGAAAATAAGCAAGTATATTGTAAATGACATGCTAAACCACACTGACCAATCATTGAGGATAACGGAACTATACATAAAAAAGGACTTTAACACTATAAATGAAGCAAATGTAAAACTTTTAGATTATGTTCTAAAAGCATAACAACACACTGAACAACACACTGACCAACACACTGAATACCTTTGTAATTATCTTTAATATAGATTTTTACAAAGGTAAAAATTAAAAAGCAACACACTGAACAACACACTGACCAACACACTGAATTTACCAATTTGTGTAAATATAAAATACTTTGAAGCATAAAAATTCTCCTTAACGTTTTTTGTGATACAAAATTATTTGCTATATATTTGTAAGAAAACCACTAATGGAGCAAATAATAGAAACCATCAAAAGAATAGAAAAGGCACGTACCGCATTACGTCAAGCCATAGTAGATAATGAGATTGCCACATCTCCTAAACTGAAAGACTTAAATCTCATTCCGAAGATTTACAAGGTATTCGAGGAACTAAAGGGCAAAGAAATAAAGGTAAACGACCGCAAAGAATTTATCTTTGTCGTCATCTACCTTTACTCCCCTAACAAATTCTTTGGTGGAAAGATGCCGCAAGGTCTTAGACGTGCTATCACTAAAGCCACCAAAGTAACATGCGCAAGCGTTATATCAGCGACTTGCACGGAGTTAATGGTACTCTATACCACCTATTCGGACTTTCGTCAAGGCGTGGACGAATTAATCCAAAAAGTCAAGGATAAATTAGAGTAGTCCTTCTTTTTCGGACTTCTCTCTGACCGCATCATTGATGAACCTGTTTCTATTCTCTTGATTATCGAGAACAGAAACAAGTTCCTTATCTGCCTTATAGTAATAGGCCTTCCCTGTAAGAGGTGGGCGACCTGCACCCACTCTCTTACCGCCATGTGTGTATTTACTCATAAACACCAATTACATAAGAATTACCATTATATGTGTCGAATGTGTCTTCTGTTTTTAAGACGTCGCTATATACGCCGCTATTGTCGAGGTATATAAACTCACCGTCTTTGAGGTTAGCAATTCTATCTCTAATCTCGTTCATGTTTTCAATCCACTCGGATTTTTCTTGTTCGCTATCGAAATCCATACTTTCGATAGTTTCGTTAATATCAACATCTTCAAATTCTTGCTCATCACCCTTGAAGAATTTGGTGTAATTCTCATAGTGTGAAAGTACGTCAAATCCAGAACGAGGCGCATCATCATCTAATTGATAGTTTGATGCGCTGGTTTCTTTTTTGAATGCAGCTACTTTCAATTTATTCTCATCCGCAAAGTCGACAGCCTCACTGAAAGAATTAAAGCCTACTATTGCATCGTATTCGTGCAAACCATAGCTTGTGCCTACATTGATAGTTTCAAGGTTGTTTTGTTTCGCTAATTCTTTTAGATTTTTCATGCAAGTCGCCCGTCATGCCGATAGCGCAGCGTTTAAGACATTAATTACTTTACAATCTCATTATAAACACAATCTTCTGTATCGTTGTCAACGATGCTAACAGTGCCACCCTTATAATCTGCAAAATAGCTTTCTGTTGTACCATTGTACATCTTGATATAGTTAAGGCAGTATTCATAACTTTCGCTAAATCCTTTACGATTGCTATCGCAATCGTCATTAAATACAACGTCGAATTTCTTGTTAGAAGTGTTCATAATCTTTTATGTTTTAATTGTTTAACTTTGTTTCTTAATCACATTGCAAAGGTAAGTATATACTTTTTCAAATGCAAACATTTGTCTTTAATTTAACTTATTTTAGTATATACTTAATCAAGTGTTAAGATTAAGTTAAATATTGATTTAGTATATACTTAATCAAATAAAAGAATTACCTTTGCAACGTGATTAAGAAACAGAGTATAAAACTATTAAACTATAAAGATTATGAGTACAGTTAAGATATTCGAAGTTGGCAAAAGATATTATATGCGTTCAGCGTGTAATTATGAAGTCGTGTGGGTCTACACAGTGATAAGCAGAACGAAGAAGTTTATAACCTTGCAAGATGATAAAGGCAGGGTTAGAAGGCGTGGTGTGTACGTGTATCATAACGAAGAACACGCTAACCCACTGGGGACTTTCTCAATGGCGCCTGTACTTGCAGCAGGTAATATGGTAAGCGATGAAGTTATTAGTAATGATAATACTAAAGACGAAGTCGTCGAAGAAGAAGAATGTAATACATGTTTAATTATACCAATAAAATAAATTATGATGTCGTTAATAAATTCTTTGTACAACAAGTACGCAAAAGGTGAGATTACTATACGTGAAGTAGCTATTGAGCTACACAAATATGGGCGTTCTAATTTCATTGATGAAAAAGGGGCGTTAGAGTACATGAATAGCGAAGAAAATAGAATTTCAAAAATGAGATTATTATCAGAAAAGCAAAACAGAGAGATTGAGAGTAAATACCCATTAGGCTCTCAAGATGGCAAAAGAGGCGATGCAATATGCGTTGCAAAGTTCTTCTTAGGTAACTACACGTGGTACATCATAGAGGGGTCATATGAAGATGGCGATTTTATGATGTTTGGCGTTGTCGTAACAGACACAGGCGCAGAGTTTAGTTACATCTCATACAACGAGCTGCAAAGTATCAGAATGTATGGCTATATGTGTGTAGAGCGTGATAGATACTTTGACAAATGTAAGCTATCAGATATTAAAGATGATATGCTTCAAAAGTTTTTAAATCAATTAGATTAATTAATTTACAACCCGCCTATTGTTGCTTTAATGGGCGGATTATTTCTAAATATAATAATGTTAAATCGTATCTTTGTTGATACATTAAAAAGAGAAAAGTCGTATGAAAGTATTAAATCTTATCATCAAACAAAAGTATTTCGATGCTATCCTTGCAGGTCGTAAAGTACAAGAGTTCAGAGAGGTTCGTCCAACCACTATCAAAAAGCTATTGCAGCTTGATAAAGATGGTTACGAAATCGAAGATGCTGACGGCAATGCGCAGCCTATCAAGTATGACGCTATTCAGTTCTATGTTGGTTACAATAAAGATAGAGATAATGCACTTGTAGAAGTCGTTGGTGCTCATTGTGAGATATTCGTAGATGAGAATAACGAGCCTATCACTTACGAGCATGGCAGGGACAAAGACGGCAATCCACTTGTATGGGTAGCAGAACAAGTAGTGTTTGATTTGGGTAAAGTACTTTCGCACAATATTAGAGACAAGTCGAAGAAAGTATAATCAATCAAAATGAAAGATTATGGCAAGAAAAAATCCGCAAACAGTGAAAGGTCGTATCGCTGGCGCAACTAATTCTTATTTAGGTAATAAAACGAACCACTCGCTTGAACCTGGTAACAAGTTAGCAAGTCACAATACGGTTTATAGGCAGCTTCGTAAGAGCTTTGGAATGAG